TCATGGAATGATGTTATTCTTGAGGCAAGGGAAGTGTTATTATATTTAACCTGACCACTTCTCCCTGTCGCAAGACCATCAGAGGTTAAAGATATGTTTTTGGCATCTGCTAAAGCATTGGAAGGTAATTCGTGGGGAGGGGTTGAATAATCTACGCCTAATTCACAATGTCCATAAGGTGTTTTAGCCATTATCGAGTCCTATCATTATACTGATTTCTTTTCATTCTTATAGGAATTGTATTTCTTTTAGGTATTAAATCTTGGTCAAGTTTAACTAAATCAGAGACAGTATCTTTATAAGCTATTTTGTATTCTGCACGTAATTGAACGTCTTGCACTATCTCTAAAGAACCGTAATAAATACCACCAGATTCTAAAGCTAAATCCATTAAGCTCCATAACGGGTCTATAGAGCCACTTAAAGTTGTGGGTTGATGGGGATAAACTAAAGAAGCAATATAAGTATCATCAGGCACAGGGTCGAATTTAAAAGCGTATTTTTTATTAGTTCCATCGTACTCGAAACAAAATTGGTTTGGGTTGCCGGTATTCCAATAAAGATAATCAATTTCATAGCTTGTAGCATCTGCCATACTCCCTGTAGAAAGCTCAGTTATAGTCCCACCCGAATAAGATATAGTGTAATCTGTATCTCTTGTGTATGTTACAGTCCCTGCTGTGTTGGTAACTGTTTCAGAGTATTGTAATATAGCTTTGTTATTGAGAGCCACGGCAACATCTTCATCAGAAGTGAACGCTTCATCTGTTACAGAATTAGTTGGCACATCTCTTGCGAATTCTTCTGGAGTAACCTGAGTGATTACAGTATCGTTAGACTCATCTTTAATGGTTATGAATCCAACAAAATCATCAGGAGCTTGATATGTCTGTTGTCCATTTGAAGTTCTGAATATAGACCGTTTATTAAGCGTTTTAAGCTTGAATCCTGATTTAGTATATATTTCCCTGTATGCTCGGTTAATCCACCGTAAAGCGTAGGATAAATAGGTAGTATTAGCTACATTACTTCCTTCGCCTAAGCCATATAAGACGTTCGCCTGTAAATCGCTTGTTGCCATATTATTTCCTTAGATTTTCTACACTTCTTATATAGGGGTCGTGTGGTTCTAATCTACCCAATAGATTCTTTCTCTCTGCCACGGCTTGCTGTATCTTGGGGTTACTCTGGAAAGCCATTTGCTGTATGACAGCACGTTCAAAATCATTATCGCATCCACCATTTTTAGGGTAAGACTGATAATAAGATTTAGCAGAAGGCATTTGCTCCTTTATGAAAGTATCCAGTTCCTTAATACGTTTCGCTGCCTTGTCTTTAGTCTTACCCCTAAATGGTTTCGGTGTGTGATCGTTAAGAATTTTCTTCTTTTTTGCTATTTCGGCATTGAATTCAGCTACGTCTTGAATCTTGGGAGAGGGTGAACTCTTATCCGCTTGTAGCATTCTTTCTAAATGATTTATCTCCGCACCTATCTCTTTTGCTTGTTGAGGGGTAATCAGTGTTAAATCTACCTTTTTAGCCATTTAATTTCTCCTATTTATTATACTGCTGGTGTACCTAAGACAATACCACAAACATCAACACCTGCACTATCAGCAACATAGCTTTCCATAGATGCCAAGTTACCAATGTCAAAGTTAGCTGCTGTAGTAGCAAGTCCACCAACAATCATATTGCGAGCAAAAATACCTGTTGCACTACCATCTAATTCTACTGCTAAATCGCCAGCCGTTGAACTAACATTAATAATACTGTTATCAGCTATGTATGCTCTTAGTATTTCATCACACGAACCTGGAGTTGTATTATCAAGTGCGTGTTCACCAAAATGACCATGAACATAATTACCAACAATTTCCATATCATCACAACCGTCAACGACAATACCAGAAGTTGAACCTGCTGCACCGAGACTCATAAATTTATTGCCGATTATTTTTACAAACTGTGCATCTGTCGCTGTGATATGACTTGTGAACTGACTTGTTGCGTGGACAACAGTCTCGCATCCTTCAACATGAGCAGAATCAGCAGTAATAGTTATTGGACAAGTAACAGTTGCTGCTACAGTCCCAAGGTCAAAAATTATATTCATAACTTTCACAGAAGCAGCACTAATCGCAAGTGTAGCTGCGAGACCACCAAATGTGATTGTTGGTCTGTCACTTCCAATACCAAGACCGATAATAGAAATTCCTGCCACATCTGCTGTTATGCTTGATGTCGGGTCTTCTGAATGACCTGCCATAACGATAATTATATCACCCTTGCTTGCTGTACATTTACCGATTGCTGCATCAATTGATGCAAGCGGTTGTCCTGGCTCTTTACCAGTGTTTGTATTTGCACCTGTTCCAGAATGAACAAAGAAGTAACTACCAGTTGTAGTTAGCCCACCAGAACCCATTACTGGTACTCCGAAACTCGTAATACCATTTGGAAAATTTGTTAAACCCATTTTATTTCTCCTTCTTATAGGGACATTGCTGCCTTGAGGAATTGGGGGATTCTAAGACCCCCCTCACCCCAACTTACCCTTTATTATTTATGAGACATTATGTCCATATACTCCACGCCAATCAGCCCATCCTGCACAGTACCGTTCGTACACGTACCATTTAGCAACGAGCGTATCAGTATCATTATCTCTCTTGATACCGTCTTTTACTCTATCCCACCAAAGGAGGAATTTTTTACAGAGTTTGGAATCCAACATAAACCAGTTGTTTGTATCTGTTAGTCTATCCCAAACAGCGAGGTCATATCTTCCCATGTGAAAGTTTTTGTTGTTATTTGCTGTATCTACTTTACCTTTAGAATTAATGATTTCGTAAGCAGTTTCCTCATTACCTACAGTGCAAAGAATTGTATCGTAATTTACACTAAGAAGTTCACCTCTGTCATTAAAAATAGAAGTATGTCCTAATCTCCGTGTTGCTTCTACAGAAGTCGCACTTAATGCAGTAGAACCCGCATTACTCTGCACAGTTGCATCATCTGGAGAATAAGGATGTGAAGCATTACAAAGAGAAACACCATCTGGCCCGTCAGTACCTACAAAAGCACCATTTGGGATAGCTGCACCAGTTTTCTCTCTTGTCCTGTCAGAAGATACCGCCATTTGCCAAGGTCGTCTGTCCATTTTACCATACAGGTCATCATCGTACAGTTTTCTTTCAACTTTAAAACCTAATGCTTTCTCAGGGAAAGTAAAAGTCTTGTCATAAAGCTGTCCAACATCGTCATAAGAAATAGAACCGTCAAAGTCTTGAAGGTCACCCATTGCTCCGATACCAGATATAATTTCATAGTTCTTAGTTGAACTTTCCATGCCGAACAATTTAGGAATCATAGATGTCGCTATACTTTCAGCATACTCTTTGTCATATATTTTTTTCATTCTGGAATCAAGAAGGTCTCCAAAATTTTCAGTTAATGCAGTCATTAGTTAGCCTCCTATGCTACTGTGGGTGTTACCCATACATTTTTATAGCCAATAGTAAAGTCATGATAGAATCTTGCGTTTGGAATAACCAAACCCTCATGTTTACTTCGCTCCAACCGACCAAAAGGCATACCAGGAGCTTCGATATAATTCATCACTCCATTTACTGTGTTTGCTTTTGACCCATCATCAACTTCACTCTTGATACCACTCCATGTGCCATCAAAATCAAGAAAATGACAACCAGATGCTTCAATGACCAGAAAAGTGTCACCAGAAGCTACTGCATTTGCCCAATTAGAACCTGTTGTCGCAGTAGTTGTGCTATTATTAATAATGTAGTGAAGTTCACCAGCAGCAGCACCATCCAACATATAAATCCAACCACCAATCATCGTATCGGCAGTAGTTATTGTTACAGTAAAAGTAGCTGTACCAGCAACCACAACACCAGATGTATCGTAATTAGCAGTTCCAGCAGCATCTGCTTGTGAATATTCTGCTCTTATAATTGTTGATGGAAAACAAGGTGTAATCTTGTGAAGAGTTGTATCATAGGTTGCATCTTCTGGTAGGAACGATGCAGTATGTTCTTCTTCAAGAATTCCAGAAAAATTTTCTCCTTCTGTAGCTAACCCATAACTACAATGGTAACCAAAACCGTGGTCTATATCATCAAAATCCATTTTTTTAGCCAACGAGCCTTTGTACGCTGTTGTTGAAGAATCGGCTGATAAACTATTATTATATGGAAGCTCGATTGGTGAAGGTTTAGTTCCACCAATTAAATCTCTTATAACTTTCATTTTTTATTTCCTTGTGTAGTCTCCCTTTCCGCAAAACGGGCATCCAAAACTAACAGTGTAGTCATAGGGTGCTTGGTCTTGCGTATGGGAAATTTCAAAAAACTTCTTTCCATTGCCTTGTTTGATTTTGTCCCTCGATAAATTGCAGGGGAAACCACACGCTGTACATCTTACATACTCATCATCCTTATTCATAAGGGGTCACACTCCGTACTTTGCTTTCATTTGTGGCGAAAGCTCTGCTAAGTATTCCTTCTCGTCTTTAAAGAAACCATCTCTTATGTCTCTTTCTGCGGCTTCTTTTAACTCTCTTGGCATCTTAGCATTTTTAGTTCTTTTAGGTGGCGCACCACCAGTTGACATCCCAAGTTTATACTCAGGGTCTTTGTTTTGCAAATACTGTCTACCAGCCTTCTCATAAGCCATTTCAACGGCAGGAGCAGGGGGAAAACCTTTTGCTAATGCTTCATCCGCAATTTTTCTAATCGTATCCTCTGTCTCTTTATACAAAGGTTTGTCTGCGAATTTTTCCATTTCTTCTGTAATTAGTTTTTGCTTTTCGGTCATAACTGATTTTTTTTCGTTATCGTATTTCTCTATAATCTCTCTGACAGTACCATTTACATCACCACCGAACAGTTTATTGCTTAATTGCTCGTTTAGTTTTTCAGGATCCACCTGATTAGCTTCAATCTTGGGCATAAATTTTTCTTCAAATTGTTTTGTTACTATACGCCCAAAGTGGGAGGTAAGTTTCTCTGTATATTTCTCAAACTTACCACTCATATACTGCTCTTGCTCTGGTGTGAATGCTGGTCTTTCGCCATCGGCTGGTAATCCACCAGTATCGTTGTCATCTGTCATAATTAGTCCTCACTTAAAATTAGTTGTGCTTCTGACAGTAACCTCACAAGCGTTACTGTTTCCCTTATTTTAACGCACGTTTTACAGGTACATTCTGTATCGTAGTCTGTTAATAGTACGAAAATCTCATCTCTTATTTTGTTTTGCCACCTGTCCATCAAGACAGAGCCTTGACCTTCCCAAAACTTCTTAAAACTATCCACTTTAGCCTGTCTCATTGCCTTTAAGCGGGGTAGATTCTCTGGTTTATTCGGGTCTGGTATCTTTTCTTCTTCACAATTAAATAAAATCTTATGAACTATCGGAGCTAATGATTCTTCTGGATTCATTTACATTCCTCTTGGCTTGTAAGTTGACTGTCTCACTCCCTGCTCTGCTTGCGACATTGGAACTCCAGAATCGTTACTGGTTGCTCCACTCATTGTTTTCATTAATTGATTGACTTTACCTTCTTCACTTTCTGGCTCAAAATATTTCTCATCCAGTAAGTCTGCTTCTACTGGCATATCCCTGTTTCTGAATATATTAGCGAATATTTTATTCATTATTTTAGGAGTATTGGGATTCTTTAAAGCTTGAAGTACTTGTAATAATTGAATATCCTCTTGAATTTCTTTATCTTTGATTTGACCAGTTTTAACACTTGACGCTACAGGTGTGTATTTATAAACTTCATCCCAATTTGAAAACTGGAAAGGTTCAGGTTTTTTACCCTGTTCTTGAGCAGCTACAGCAATAATTAAATCTAAAGTTTCCTGTTTGGCAAATTTTTTAGCAAATCGTATATCCATTTGAGCAGACGGTATTAAAAACGTAATCTCAATCATTTTAAGTACGAAATCGAGCTTTGACGCTGATAATTGAGCGTTCATTACATTTGTAGTGGCAGTTTTCTCTTTTCCTGCCCCTGCCATAGAATTTGTTACGCTTGTCTGTTGTGTCTCATTATCAAGCAATCCGTATGTTTGCCACGCATCCCTTGTGATATTAGAAGACGGTAACGGTAGTAACGCTTTTGATGGGTCGCCAGCAACCATCCAACGCTGTCCAGGGGCATAAGTCATGGTATCCCAATCCCAAAGAGCGTGTTTATTCACAACAATAGGATTCATCAGGTTTTTCCACATTTCGTCACTAATACCGTTAAATACATCGTTCATAGCGGTAATAGTGTCTTTAGCTGGTTCAATTAACCCTGTAGCGTTGAACCTTTCGGTATCCATGTAACATTTTGCGTCAATGTAGTTAATTTCTTTGTATGGTGATACGTCAAATCTTATAATAACGTCTTTTGTTTTTTCGCCACCTCTTGCCTTTACAGCAATCATGTATTTATATTTACCGTCTATATCGTACTGCCATTCACCGTCTTTTCTCACTACTGGCAATTTACCCACACGCTCGTAGGTTTCAACGTCTGTATAAATATCAGATGATGGGGTTGTATCCTGACCATCTTTACTTTTTGCTTCTGCATGGTCTTGATTACGTTCAGAATTCTCCATGCTTTGATGTTTATTAATTTCGTCAAGGTTCATATATAAACCAGACGCTTTTAACGAATCCAAGTCGTGAATACTTCTATGGGTTACAAATCTGCCCTGCCTGATAGATTTTTCTGGGGAAAGCTCCCAATCGTAAATAATATCTTTACCACTAACCACTATATTATGAGGGTGGTCCTCTATTGGAACTTTTCTGCCGTTACGGGTTTCTAATTTCTGAGTCCATGTTTTTTTCATGTAACCCATGCCATTCAAGGTCGTTCTGATAAGCATTTGCACTACAATTAAAAAATAAGGTACATGTTCAGAGTTTTCCACACCCTGTAGTTGATGCCAGAATTCTAATATCTGTTCTCTCTGCCAAGCTCCTTTTTTATCAAAGCTTACAACTCCCATTACAGGAGATGCCCCAAAAATCTTTTGAGCTATATAAGGTACTGCTGTCCAAACCACTTGGAATGTCTTGTTTATAACTACGTTAGATTGCCAATCATAATTCTTTTCTGGTCTTTCACCACGAATCATGGAATAAATATCATCGAACAAGTCGTCTAAATCAGAAACGTAAGTCCTTCCCTTAGTCCACTCGTCTGTAATTAAATCTGAGAGTTCTTCTTCCCAAGTAGTCAAGTTTACTTTTACTTCATCCATTCCAAACTCCGTTCAATAAATCTCTTGTCAAAAAACTGGCGTATTCCTCATCGTCTGTAACGTACTCGATGAAAAACAATAATAATTTGCGGGGTGATTTCTTGAACTTGGTAATCATGTCCCATACTTCTTTATTTACTTTAGGATAACCCTTAAAACTTCTGTACCATCCATCTTTATAAGCTGGTGTGATTTGATTGCCTTCGCAGAATAGATTTTCACTCATCTTCCAGTTATGCTCCTGTTTTTACCCCTCATCTGTCTCGGTGGGTTAATCATTAAATCTGCTGCGTATAAAACCCTGATATCTTTAGCTAACGCTTCCAGACACATATTATCGTGCGAATTCTTCTGCTGTGGTTGTGGTTTGGGGTCATTGACAGCTTTAACACTGGCAGTCACATACTCCCCGTAACACCAGTTTAAAATACTCTTGTTGAACTTTGGACAATCATGGGATATCCATAAGGTAGGCAGTCTTCTGAATTTACCACGTTCCCTTACTAAGTTATTGAATGGTTTTCCGCATCTTGTGGAGTTTTTGAATCTCATTGAAATCTCGTTCCTGCCACTCGTTCCTTTTGTATCCCAACCTTCAAAATACATACTTGAACCTAAACCCTCATCTCGCCTTATCTGCTCTAAATACCTGTTTAAATCCTCTGTTGCGCTTGTACCCGTGTTCGGCTGTTTCTTATTCGCCAATGGGTCAATTAAACAAACCTGATATGTGTAATCCCCTGCGTTCCTTAAAATCAGTTTCGCTATCTCGTAAGTGTTGTATGCGTTAGAACCGTCAATTGCAGGATGAAGTTCACGATATAAAAACCATTCATTTTCTGGACTACACGCCATGAAACCGATTGACCATGGGGTTCTTGATTCGTGGTAGTCAATGCCTATCGTGTGAAGCCAGGAAAATGGGATATTATTCACTACGCTGCAATCCTCTGTTTAGCTATATCAAAATATTCTTGGTCTAACTCTATGCCTATGAATTCACGGTTGAGATTCTTACAGGCTACTCCTGTTGTTCCTGAACCCATTGTGAAGTCCATCACAGTTTCGTTTTCGTTGGTGTAGGTTTTAATTAAGTACTCCATTAAAGCAACGGGTTTTTGCGTTGGGTGTTGCTTCCCTTTTTGGTTAGCATTTGACACAGTTAAAATACTTTTAGGGTGTTTATCTTTGTATTCCCTTTCTTTTCCATCATTGTATTTTAATGGTGCTGAATTACTACTACTATAAACTTTTCCTTTTCTTTCTTTTTGTGGTGTTTTTATAGGGTAATAGTTATGCGTTTTATTAGAGAAAACAGATATTAATTCGTGTGTTTTGTATGGCTGGTATTTTAAAATTGCAAAATTACCGCCTTTTACCTTGTCCCATACCCAATCATATTTATAATTTTTAATATTAGAAATCCTCAAATAACTACTAAATGGTTCAGACCCAAATAAAGCAATAGCACCATTGGCTTTGATGATTCTGTTCAACTGTTTCCACATCGGTTCAAAGGGTATTACAGAATCCCATTTACAAGCTGTAGTACCATAAGGCGGGTCTGTCAAAATCATATCAACAGAACCATCAGGAATGGACTTCATTACTTCTAAGCAGTCACCTCTATATAAATCTATCATTT